AATGCCGGGTTTGGTACTCCATCTGGAGAACTCTTTGACACGGCAATCAACTTCACCAGTTTCCGGGTCGAATTTTTCATAAATTTGTTTTCCATCACCAAGTATTTTCTTAGTCACATAGCGGGCAACATAAGCACATGATTCGAAAGTGACGAAATTAAGAGTATGGAAACCAAAAGGCCAGCATTCAGCAAATAAGTCACTAACAAAAGTAGGAAATCCAGTTTTGGTAGTTCCAATCTGACAAAGCTCGAGAGGAGGCAGGTTAAAAATAATAGCGTGGTAATGGGGACGACCATAAGTACTCCCATATTCGCCACAAGCCATGTAACGAAGGTTAACTCCACGCTTTCGGATTCTTTTCCAAAACAAAGTGAGGTCCCTAGGAATAAGAGAACCAAAAGGAGGCAAATGTTCGTTGTTATACGTGAGCGTAAGAAAGAAATTTCGATCATATAAAAGACTCTCGTGGTGGGCTCGCACAGCAGAATCGAGCGAGCGATCTAATCTGCAACCAATGCACTGACCACAGGGAATTCGAAATTCTCCAAGTTCCGGGTCAGCATCAGAATATTTAAACGTTATCGCAGGAGTCCCTAATTTCGTTTTTAGGGTCCTACTCCAATACGCAGTAATCGGGTGATAGCAAGTCATAAAAAAAGGCGCCTTCATTAGACGCCTTCCTGTTCCACGTGAAACCTCAAATTCTAAATCCGCCCCTCATTGGTCTCGCACGGAGGTTACGACGGCGGACTTTGAGACCTTTACGGAAAAAACGGCGGGAAGTTCTGCGAGATAGACGACGGCGTCTCATAGTTTTCCTCGAAAGAGTTGATATAGATACAAAAGCATTTTACCAAGCTGGGAAAAGATTTTAAAGAATTGGTCTAACCATTCCGTTGAGATTTTCATAAATCCTCCTAAAGGCTCCAAAAACGCTCTATAAGCGACTTTCTTAATGACGACTACCTACACCATTGATATACACCTCATAGCGTCTCCTACGCTCAGGAGAAGCGTTAGAAGGCAATCCATAACGACGATCTAAGAAATCCTCCAAAGAATCAACCATCCCTTTAGCAGAATTTAAGTATTTAAACGGCAAAGGCTGATTAGACGGATAAAGAGATTCGTTTTTAGAACGAACCGCAGCATAACCGGCTTCTGCATTATTGCGATTTGCTCCGGCAATCGCTGCCATTCGATTGCTCTCAGCATTCATTAACGTCGCTTTGGCTTCTGCCTCATTGCGAGCCTGAGTACTAGCATTAGTCTGAATTAAAGAAGAGACTTGAGCTGCATTTTGACGGGCTAAAGCTGCAGAAGAGCGAGCGCCATAACGAGCACTATCAGAATCTGCCAATGCACCATTAGGAATGCCAGCAGCAATGCCACCAGCAGAATTAGCAGACAAAATAGGATTGAGACCAGCATTTCTTAAATCTCCTACCTCGAATTGGTGGCGATTAGACATCTGATACTTCCACGATGCATTTTGAAGTTGAGCTTGATAAGCCATTAACTCCTTCTGGATTTTCGCAGAATTACCAGTCAAGTCGTTATAGAGACCAAGAGCATCAGAACCGAAGCCCAAAATGTCTCCGATACCAGAGCCGGAGAGGAAACTAGAAACGGGCTTAGTAATCGAACTAATCGCATTACCAATAGAACTAAATAAACCCATAATTTGTAGTCCTTTTCACATTTTTAGATCGCCGGGTTATTTCCGAGATTCCACTTCGCCCCGCTTGCCTCTTGCGGGCGTCGGCTCGTGGACTTCAGAATAACCCGGCTCTTTCGAAACTAGAAGTGATCGACGAGTCCGGGTACAGAATAAACCGGCATGGGTCGAGAAGTCTTCAAATCAAACCAAAAGTCAGCAAAGAACTGAGGTTCATTCTGAACAGCGATCACACGATTAATCGGGGGGTTTTCTTCAATGAAATCTTGATTAAGTTTAGGCAGGGAATCAAACTTCTGAGCTAAATGCCAAACATCAAGACTTTGAGCATCAGTAGAACGCAACTTGCCAGTAATCATCGAGGGCTTGTAACGATAGTCAGCATAACGTTCCTGATAGCCAAAAACGCCATTGTCGTCTGCTGTGCCCTGTGCGTAAATTTCACGGTTATAAACAACCTGCTCACCAAGATGGGCTAAAGTCGGCCAGTAGAAATCAAACAACTGGCGACGAGACCACATACGGTTGAGACCCTGCTGATATGTAATATCAGCACGAAGACAGCAGAGACCGATCACGTAACCGTGTTCAACGAAAGATTTATTAAAACCATGAGCGCTGTCACCAAGCACGCCAAAAGCAGAAAGATTACTCTGAGGAGAAACGGAATCCGTACTACTCGTCTGTGCAGTAGGAACGACGTTGACACGAGAATGAGTACCGCCGAGATACTCAGGACGTTGCAAGCGAGCATCGGGAGATATGACATTGAACATTACACGTAGAGTTTCCGTGTAGCGGGAACCACCACGAGCCCATTTCTCATAGAATTTTTGAATTTGGAAGGCCTGACGTAAGTCATTAATTGTAATAGCCGAAACACCGGACAAATCAGCGTATAAGCCATTATTAGAATTAAGAGAAACACCAACTTGGCCCTTTCCAACCATAGAGAGAGAAGTTGGATAAGCAGCATATTCAGATTGTCCTCCACCTTCGCCAGAATAATCATAATAAGGAACACCGACCAAATTACTACCCAAATTTGGATTAAATATAGGATGATCAGGATACCTAACACCATCAAATAAATGTAGTTCGCCATTAGACGAAACATTAGTAAGACCATTACCAAACTTTTCAATTCCCATGGAAATGCCTCCTTTGGGTACATTTAAAAAGTTGTAGTTAAAAGAATCTATATTCATCGAACCATTACCTACAACAGGAGCATTTCCAGTCAAACCAACATCAACAGACGGGCCCTTCTGAGGCCAAGGCAAGGCTGATGTAAAGTAGTCATGACGCTTAGCACGCTTTCGAAGCGTGTAATTAGAAATCGGGTCAGGACCATCGCCTGTCGGTACAACAATCGAATCGATCAAATTCTCGTCACGAAACCACTCGTTATAAATAAGGTTATAGGCTCTAAACGGCAAAGCGTTAATAGGAGTAACAGTGGGATTTAAAGCAACACCTGTAGGTAATCCCATATAGTCAAAAATAGAACCATTAATAAAAGTATTAGTTCCAGACAAAGACGGAATTAAGAAATCAGTACTATCGCCAGGATTTTTTTGTTCACCACAAAATTTCTGCCAATTGTCCCAAACAAGGCGTGTCGGAACAAAGAAAAAAAACGTATCCATGAATACGTTATCCATGAACGGCGAAATCAGCGTGTTCATTCGGACAAACGCATTCACACGAAGTTTAAAAGTATCTCCGGGGAGAACTTCATCAACAAAAAACGGAATCAAATATCCAGCATCCATCGTAGTTTTGTAATCATGAGAACGATCAAACACTGAACGCTGAATTGGAGAATTAGGAATCTGAGAAAAACGATTAGTTTTTCTATGGGAACGAGCACTATTTTTAGCCATTTTTTTTAGTCCTTAAAAATGAGAAAAAAGTTGGAAATTTCACCAAGACGAAAAATCGCTTGGTGTCACGTGGCACAGTTACAACAAGTAGGGACCTGTGCCACGTAATAGTTAATCATTTGATTTTTCAGGAAAAACAGTATTTTCAGGCTCTTTTCCGCCAGAAAAATCACTACCTTGACTTGGCTGGGGGGCCTTTTCAGAAATATCCCCGCTGGAAGCGGGTTGTTTATCACCCTTCTTGTCAGCAGGGAGGGGTGCAAGAACTCCGATCTCTCGGAGGTAGTCCGCATTCCGCGGGTCAGAAACGACCTCAGCAAACTCCATCGGGTCATTGTTGAATTCGAGTCTGACATCTGAGGGTAAACCCTCAAAATATTCTTTAACTTTGACCTGTGCATTACTTGCACAAATGAAATCCGGAATTTGAGTTGTATCCAGATACTGGCTTTCGCCGGTAGCAATGAACGGATTAACGCCCATCATGTTGTACTTGCGAATAATGGAATCCGTCTGGCAAGCATCTGCGAATTGCTCTTGAACCTTGGATTCCATGTCAGAAGAAAATCCGGGAATTTTCGGGGGATTGTATTTAGTGAAGAATTTAGGCATAAAAACCTCAAGTTGAAAAAAACCGCCAAGTCGAATGTACGGAGAAACTTGGCGGTTGACCTCAGAGAATAGAGAACACTTAAATTGTACCTAAACTATTCAGCCGGGAAAAGATCTTTTGCTTCAAAAAGAATTTCTGGCTCGCTCTGAGAATAGACGCAACCAGTCTCATCGTTGAAATAACCGAGAAAACGCAATTCATAATCCTGCGGGCAACCAGAAATCTGAGCATTTTGCTTAGCACCAATCTTGAAATTACGAACAGCAGAATCTTTATTAACCTCAGTCATAACAGGCGAATAAAGTTGAGAAACCTTATCAAAAACAGAAACTAAAACTTTTTTAGACATTTTCTAAATACTCCGAAATTTGAGCCTCAAAAGGTCGAAGTAAACGTTCGGCTCTTAAACGTTTAACTTCCTCTCTAACCAATAATCTACTCTTTTGAGCGTCTGGTGTCAAACGGTAATCTTGTGCGCTAAGTATCCGTTTTTGCTTAACAATTTCAAAAACATCAGGGTGTTCCCTTAAGAGTAAACGATCATAATAACGAGGGATTTTGAACTTTTTGTTGTTAATCAAACAACAATCGATCTTGTAGAAATCTCTCCAGTACTTCATGAAATAGTCATGTCCAATGCCGGGTTTGGTACTCCATCTGGAGAACTCTTTGACACGGCAATCAACTTCACCAGTTTCCGGGTCGAATTTTTCATAAATTTGTTTTCCATCACCAAGTATTTTCTTAGTCACATAG